GGGCAACTCTAACTAAAGATGAACCCCAACTAAATGACCTAAGAGAATCAGGAAGTATTGAAGCCGATAGTGATACAGTGCTTTTAATCTACCAAGACAAAAGCCAGAATAGATGGGTAAAAATAGCTAAAGATAGAACTTTTGGAAAATACCACAAAGCAAAATTAAATTATAATAACGAAACACAGTCTTATGTTTAAATCTAAAATAATCAGAATTAAAAGAATTTGGCCAAAAATTCAGAACTTACCTTTTAGCTGGAGGTTACAAGTAATTTTTAAAATAATCACAGATAAATCAAAAATTATAAATTAATATGGAAACAACTTTACCACTAGACAACCGCAAAATAGCCGAATATTACCGCCGTGAGTGTATTAGCCAGGCACATAAGAAAATAGCTGAATTTATAAAAGCTGAAGGCCACCAGATACAAAATGAATTAATATTCCCCCACTATGTAAAAAAGTTTAATCCATTATCAGTTGACTTTATGATTTTAGATTTAAATTGCTTAGTCGAAATTGATGGGGCTAGTCATGAAAATAGGAAACAAAAAGATCTAGATAAACGGTTACATATTTTAAAAATAGCTAAAGAATACGAACAGACCCCAAAATATATAAACCAGCCTTTAGATATCCCAGCTGATTTAATTTATGGCCATTTGCAAGGCAAGAAACGAGAGGCAGTAAAAGCTAAGTATTTACAATTCTTAAAAAATATTTCAGAATCTATTTTGATACAAGCTAAATTATAAATACAATGTTCAATAAATTAATCAATAAAGTCAAAAATGTTTTCAGAAAAAATAAAGAACCAGAGTTTTTTAAATATCTGGGGAAATTCAAAGAAGACAAGGAATTAAAAGAATTTGATAAACAGCTAAAACAAGATAGAAAAAAATTTAACTTAGATAGAAAAATTGATTAATATGTTTAAACGTAATAAACAAGGTAAACTAGTAAAAGACCACTTTAGCCAAGTAAAGTGTTTTATTAAAAATTTATTTAAAAAAGATGTAAATAAAATTACAGAATTTTTATTAAAATCAGGAAATAAATATGGGAATAATAACAATTAAAACCCCACTTTTTGTAGAGTTGCCACGAAAAACTAAAAAACCTAAAAAAGTCTGGCTAAATATGAATACTTACAGAAATTTACATAGATTTACTGAATCCGAATGTAAAAAAGAGTTTTTTAATATTATTCAAGATAAATTACCTAAAACAAAATTTGAAACAATCGAGGTTGCTTTTCAGATTTATAAATGTGCAACTAAAGCAGGGGAAATAAAGAAGCTAGATAAATCAAACGTGTATGCCGTGTTAAGTAAATATTTTTTTGACTCTTTGGTAGAAAATGGTAATTTATCTGATGATAACGACCAGATTATAAAGACAGAAACTATACTACCAACCAAATATTTATTGTATGGATCAACCGAATATGCAGAGTTTACAATAATTGACCAAAGTTAGAAAATAGTTTAAGGTTTAAACAGTTATCTGTACTCAAGACAGATATTATAGAGTGTATTTGTCTTGAGTTTAGGTAATTAATTTATGATTAAGCTTAGAAAAATTAATCAGAACAGTTGGAAATATAAAGGTATTTTTATATATTATCGCAAAGAAAAAAGTTCTATTTTTGTTTATTATATTTATAAAAACAACGAGCAAATCCTTTTAAATAAGCCATTAAAGACCAAAAACTATTGGGAAATGTTAGACATAGTTAGTAGTTTAGCAACTATTACTTGACAAAATGTATTTTATTTATTACACTTCTAATAACGGAACAGAAACGATTTAGTTTTTGAACCAAGTAACTATAAAACCCGAAACTCTATAAGCATAACATTCTTAGCTTATAAGCCACCAACAGTTTTAAAAATTACAACCCAAACATTATACTCTATCATATGTTTACAACCCAATTACTAAAAGCTGAAAAGAATTTAACAATTCTAGCTTTATCACAAAAAACACAGGAACAGTTAATGGTCGATTTAGTATCTGATGACAGTTTACTATTTGACTTTTTAAAAGAAAATACAGCACAACAAATTGTTGACAGTGTACACGCTACAATCGATAATGTATATCAAGCTAATGACTTTTTAATGTTATTATCTGACCCAGTTGGAAGCTCAATTTTATCATTATTAGAAGATGACAATTTTATTGATGATAATAATGAGGACGGGTTCCAATCAGAGTTTTATTCTGATTTAGAAGTTATTACTGAAAAATTAAAAAAAGTATATATTTTAACAATCGATAAACAATATGCCTAAAATTAAAATTCCTGTAGTCGATATTACAGACTACCCAGATATTTCAGAAACTTTAAAAGAAACAATCTTAAAAATAAATTTACAATAATATGCAAAACTTATTACCAACATTTTACGAGTTAGCTTTTTATGCCGTATGCTTAGCAGCTGGAGCAGTTTTAATTAAATTAATGTCCAATGAAACATGGACAGCTAAAAGATAATATTATGGCTAAATTTACATCAAAAGAAACAATGTGGATACAACTAAAAATGATATTGTCTCATATAGCTTATCTTGACACTATTAACGAGAATAATTTAAACCCTAATGATATTTATAGCTTGCAATCTACAATAATGCAAATGTTAAAAGATTTAAAATAATTATCTACCTTAGCACTTTATCAAACTAAAGTGTTAAGATTAGCTAATTAACCGCTAAACATTTTTTATGGCTATTTCCCCACTTTCCTCTTTTTATAGAGAACCAACCCAACCCAGTCAATTTGTAAAATTTGATTTTGATAAATTAACAAGAATCCGAATACTTGACGAAGGAGTAGCAGGATTTGAAGCTTGGACACAAGCAGAAAACAAACCTATTCGATTACCGATGAACGACTTAGGTAAAATGGAAGGTCAGTTTCCTGTACCAGTTAAAAAGAAAACAAAAACAGATCCGGTGACTAAAATAGTAACTGAAACTAACGAAGACAAAATCAGTATATTTTGGGCTTTTACAGTATGGAATTATGATTTAGAACAAATCCAAGTTTGGTCATTTACTCAAGCTGGAATCAGAAAAGCAATTGCAAACTATCGACAAGACCCTGATTATTCTGATATTCTAGCTTATGATTTTAAAGTTACTAAGAAAAAAACAGGTGAAAAAAATACTGATGTTGAATATTCAATTTTAGCTGGCAAAGAATCAGAACTACCAGAAGCAGTTACAGAAGCAATGTTTGATATTGATGTTGATTTAAACAGGTTATTTACTGGTGAATATCCAATTAAATATAATTAATATGCCAATCTCCCCTTTCCAAATTATGGACACCCCTACTCAAGTAGTAGGGGAAATAAATTTAAAAGACTTTTCAGATTATAAATTCAATTGCCATTATTTAGGCGAATTAATTGGTAGCTTTATTAAAGATTTACAAAAGCCAGCTTTAACAGAAAAGCAAGAGGAAACCTATTTAAAATTAAAATCTAAAGATAAATTAACAGATTTACAAAATATTACTTTAGCAGAGTTTGAAGCAAAAATTAAAGAAAAAGAAACCCCTAGCTTTGAATTAATACAAGGTAGTAAATCAGTATTACATAAAGTTTGGAATAAAGAAGTTTTAGGAATTAAAGAGGTTTTAAAATCAAAAGCAGTTAGGCGGGGTAAAAGTCAAGAAAACGAAAGTATTGAATTAGTAAACAATGTTTTTAAATTAAATTTATCTAAAAATACTCAAAGACTTGAAAATGATTATTTTACTGGTGAACCTGATTTAATTACAGATAAATCAATAATTGATATTAAAACTTGCGAATCTTGGGAAACTTTTTATTCAAAAACCGAAAAGAAAGCAAATGACGACCATTTTTATCAAGTATGGGCTTATATGCTATTAACTGGTAAAAAACAAGGATTTATAGCTTATACATTGCCTAGCTACGATGAAAGTTTTATTATATATGCTCAATCTTCTACAATTGATATAGAAGAAGAGAATCAAATATTTTTAAATTTAAATTTTGACAGAATCCCACAGAATAAAAGAATCAAAGTCTTTAAAATTCAAAACCAGGATATTGATTTAGAAGTTGTTTATCAATATTTAGATAAATGCCGAGAATACCTAAATAATCTAAATATACAGTTTGAAAACCAACAACCTTTAAATTACTAATAAACAATAAATTGACAAAGTGTAATTAATAAATAACATAATAAATATGACTGAAATTATAAACGAAAAATACATCACTTTCCGAGACTTAGAAAAGTCTTTTAATAGTAATAGAAAACTAGCAGGTTTAATCACTGCAAATTTAACCCCCATTACTTTGGAAAACGTAAAAGGTGGGAATGGTCGAATATTACAAGTTTATTTAGTTGACAAGGTACACGATGAAATAGTCAAACATTACCATAACAAAGCTTTAGAGAGGAATTCTAAGCTATTAGAAAAAACAATGGCTAGGTTTTTAAAAGCTAAAAAATTTAATATATAAATATTATGCAAAAAACAAATTACGCTGTACAAATAAATAGCAAAGAAGAGTTTGATACATTGATGGAGTATTATGACAAGGTTGGTTGGATAAATAGATTCGGTGGGGTTGCAACACATGATCAGAAAATAAGTTGGTTAGTAAATTATAGCTTTAAATGCTATGTAGAGCTGCAAAATTACTTTTCTATCTATAATTATCAACCAGCTGTAAAAATCGTCACCCTATCCCAAGCCAAAGAAAAAATAAGGCACATGAAAGCGTACAAGGAGTGGAGTAAGAAGCAAAGTCTAAAAGAGAGGATAAACTCTTTTAGTAATGTAGCTAATCAAACACCCTCTAAAGTAATAAATATTTTAGCTGAAGAGCAAGCCTTTAATCAAGAAAGTGATATTGATTACAGCAAAATCAAAGCAGGTGATAAAGTTTTAGTTGAGATTGAAGTAAAAAATGTTGATTCTAGGTATAGTTATATTGAACATATAGGAGGCCAGCGATATTATTTAGACCTTGTAAATATCAAAAAACACATCCCCGTGAAATCTGCTTTGGAGGTGGCGGAGGAGAGGTTATTAAAAATAGAAAACGACATAGAATACGTCTCCTCAACTTTTACAATTAGCAGGGATGATTTAGACCTCTACTACCAAGCCCGTAAAAAATTTGAAGAATTAAAAGCTAAAAATCAACATGACTAAACACCATAAAACGAACAACGCCCTAACAGCCCAATTTCAAGGCTATACAGTAAAGCAAGCACTAGAAGTATTAAAACTACCTGGAAAGCTCAAATTAGGCAATTGTATGGCTTATGGTAACTATATAAGAAGCAAGAAGCTAAAGCTTTGTTATTTAATAGACCAAGATACAAAGAATTGTTATGTAACTAGGGTTTTAGATATTGTTTATTCTAAGCATAAAGTAATAGCTTGACAAAATCCGTGTAACATTTTTAGATACATTTAACTTTACCAATTTAAGAGGTTGATAAAGCCAAAAAGAAAACCCACCTTTTCGGGTGGGGCTTTAAGAAGTTGATAACTCAATCTTTTTAAATTTAATTCTTTTGTCAAGTTTTTTTCTTATTTCTTGATCAACTTCAATAATAAGAACGGCTTTAACTTACTACCGTTGGATAATGACAACGCTCTAGTGCTAAGATAAATTAGTAGGCCGTGAACATTTACTGCTCTTATTAGCTAACTAACCAAAAACTAATAACCAGATGACGATCCGATAGGAGGGGTGAACATAAGTAAGTCTCGTCAACTTCGCCAAATGAAAAAGCTCAAGGCTCATTCTCAGGTATAATTTCACTCCATTCTCTTAAAGTAATATTTAGGGGGATGGGGGGTGAAACAACCTTTTCAAAACTAAAACTATTCTAGGTATGAACGAAACAACTCATAATATTATAATTTATACACAGGATTTAAAAATACTAAATAAAATCAAATCTTTTTTTAGAAAAAGACATATGCTAGTTGATGGTGGTTATTTAGTTGTTTCAAACTATACAGAAATTCAAGTTTTTTTATATGAAAATAATATTAAAGGTCAATTAGAAAATAAAGGCAAAACTTTAAGTTGGTTATTAATAGACAAAAAGTAAAAAATAATACAAATTAAAATATGGTATATTTTATTAATCATTACATAAACAACGTTTTTCAGTTTTTTGGGTTTAATTTACGTTGCAGTAAAGTTGAATATATGTATAACTTTAAAAAAGACATTGCTATTTACGAAATACCAATGGACGCAGATAGATATTTAACTTTAAAAAGGAAAGGGTTTAAAAGTATAAATGTTTGGGAATTTAAAAAAATATCTAAAAGACAAAAAAAATCTAATCGAAAGCTAACACCAAAAGAATTAGATTATTTATTTGATTAATAGACAAAAAGTAAAAAATAGTTTTATATTATATCAGGAAGCTAAAAGGTTGTAGGTTCAAATCCTACTTCCAACGTTGGAATATCCTCGGTAGTGTTAGGTAGAGGAATTAAGAGCTTAAAAGGTTGTGGTAAAACTACCAGCTGCAACCTGCTCTTAATTGGTTTTTAGTTACAAGCTTTTAGGTTCTTAATAGACAAAAATTAAAACAATTATGACTAAAGAACAAATTTACAATAAATATGATTTTGAAGCTGATTTTACAGATAAAAATTATGCACAAAAAGGAACACTTGCCACCAGAACAGCTACAGATACAACTTATTCTGTTGTAATTAGTAAAACAACCCAAGCTCAATCTGCGACACTACTGCTCGAAATAACTTTACCTGGAGATGTAAATAGTAATATTATTACTAGATTACAGCAAGGCGAGTTTGATATTGACCAGGTTAGAATTACCAAGCGACCAATTGGTTATTAATAGACAAAAAGTAAAAGATAATACAACAAAATAATTATGACTCAAAATATAATCGATAAAGCCAAGATAGAAATAGCTGAAAAACTTAAAGAGATAGAAGCTTTAATTGTTAAACATGACATTGACGCTGTAATTGTTACTTGTATACATGATTTACAAGAGGCTTGTGATACTTGGGTTTCAGTTGGAGGTGATAAACAAAAGATAAGAGAAAGTTTATTACCAATAACAGTTGCTTTAGAAGAAGAAATTGAGCAGCTGGACAATTAGTAAAAAAGTATTAAAGGGTTTATTATGAAAGGTTTAACAGCGAAACAAGAAAAGTTCTGTCAATTAGTAGCGAGTGGCAAAGGTCAAAGTGATGCCTATAGAGGCAGTTATAACGCTGAAAATATGAGTGACCAGGCGATTTATGTTGAAGCTTATGAGTCAATGCAAAACCCTGACATAGCCCTTAGAATTAAAGAAATACAAGACGAAATGGCTGAAGCAATAAAAATAACTGTTTTTTCTGAAGTGGCAGATTTAAAGAAAATTGAAGAGTTAGCGAGTAAAGCAATTCACGGCAAATATCAAAATAGTTATGATTTATCCAATTGGATTAATGCAAAAAAAGAGGTTGCTAAATTATTAGGGTTGTATGCGCCAACTAAAACACAAGGTGAAATAACAGTTAAAGAGGCCCCAAAGTTGGAAATTGATTTAAATGATTAAATTAAAATACAAACCAGACCCAAAATGGCTTGACTTTTATAAAGGCGACTGGGATTTAGCTGTTTTAATTGGAGGCCGTGGAAGTGGTAAAACTTGGAATGCTGGAAACTTTACAGCCCTAGAAACCTTTAAAAATCCTAGCTATAGGACTTTAGTATTGCGAGATGTTTCAAGTTCTATTAGTCAAAGTATCTTACAGAATATTAAAAGTCGGTTTAGTTTATTAATGACAAAATTAGAAGGAGCTTTTGACTATGTATTTGAAATACAAGAAAGTCAGGTCAAAAACAAACTTACTGATTCAGTAAACATACTAACAAAAGGTTTTAGACAGTCAAGGGTGGAACAACAAGCCGATTTAAAAGGTTTTGAAGATATTGACCTTGCTTTAATCGAAGAGGCTGAGGATTTACGAGATGTAGAGCGTGTAAACACTTTAATTGATACTTTAAGAAAGGAAGGCCACAAAGTAATAATTATCTTAAACACTCCTGATTTAGAACACTGGGTGGTTAAAAAGTATTTCGATT